AGAACAAAGCAGATTCTACTATGAAAGCTTTAGATGTTGAGGAAGAAAAACGTAAAAAAGACAGAGATGAATTCAATCGTAAAATGGCTCAGCTTAGCAAGCTTTCTAACGCTGAGCTTGCCCGCTACTTCGCAGAGCGTTACAATCGTTAATGGCGATACATTAATCTGCCTTCCAGACTCTATTGCTAGAAAAGTAATTGCAGATCTAGAAGCAGGAGATCTTTGCAAGAAAGAGCTAGCAAGCTTTACTGTAGAGGTAAAAGGCTTAAGAGATGTTATTGAGCTGCAAAAACAGCAGATCGTAGTTAAAGATAAAACCATTACAGGGCTACAGGCTGTTGTAAAAGAAAAAGAAACTCAACTAGAAATCAAAGAAAAAGAGATATTGGTACATAAAGCTTCTAGCCGTTCCAACTACTGGAAAGGACTCTTTACAGGGTTAGGATCTGGAGCTGGAATTGTACTGGTACTAACGTTATTATGAGTGAACAACCAGTAAATGTTAAACAGTTAGTAATTCAAGAATACGCAAAGTGTGCTCAAGATCCGGCATACTTTATGCGTAAATACTGTTATATTCAGCACCCTCAAAGAGGAAGGATCTTATTTAATCTTTATCCATTCCAGGACAAAGTACTCTACTTATTTAGAGATCATCAGTTTTTAATCACGCTTAAATCCCGTCAGTTAGGTATTTCAACTCTGGCTGCAGGATACTCGTTGTGGTTAATGCTCTTCCATAAAGACAAGAACGTACTCGCTCTTGCAACTACTCAGGCTACTGCTAGAAACCTTGTAACCAAGGTACAGTTTATGTACGAGCAGCTTCCTAGCTGGCTGAGACTAAAGGCAGTAGAAAAAAATAAGCTATCCCTAAGATTAACCAACGGATCTAGAATAGCAGCTAAATCATCTAACTCAGATGCTGCACGTTCTGAAGCTGTATCTCTGCTACTGATTGATGAGGCCGCGTTTATTGATAATATTGATGAAACGTTTGCAGCTGCTCAACAGACCCTAGCAACAGGAGGTCAATGTATGGCCTTATCTACTCCTAACGGTGTAGGTAACTGGTTCCATCAGACCTGGGTTAAAGCAGAAACAGGAGAGAATTCATTCGTACCTGTCCGTCTTCCTTGGACCGTACACCCTGAAAGAACCCAAGCCTGGAGAGATCAGCAGGATGCTGACCTAGGACCTAGAATGGCAGCACAGGAATGTGACTGTGACTTCCTAGCATCAGGTGAGACGGTATTTGAACCGGAATATCTTTCATTCTACGAACAGACTTATCAGAAAGATCCTAACGAAAGAAGAGGAGTTGATAACAACTTATGGATCTGGGAATATCCCGACTATACAAAGTCCTATATGGTAGTTGCTGACGTAGCAAGAGGGGACGGAGCTGACTACTCTACCTTCCATATTATGGATATCGAGTCGGCTACGCAAATAGGAGAGTATAAGAGCAAGGTATCTCCCAAGGACTTCGGAAACATTTTAGTAGGAATAGCCTCAGAATATAATAATGCACTGCTGGTAGTAGAAAACGCATCAATGGGATGGGCTACTATCGAGCAGATATTGGAAAGAGAATACCCAAACCTTTACTATTCATCTAGATCAGATCAGGATACAGTTGAAAGTTATATGGCAAAGTATGAAAGAGGTAATTTAGTTCCCGGCTTTACCATGTCTATGAAGACCCGTCCTTTAGTTATCGCTAAAATGATGGAATATATCCGAGATAAATCGGTAACTATTCAATCAAAAAGACTTTTAGAGGAGATGAGAGTGTTTGTATGGAAAAACGGTAAGGCTCAAGCGCAGAACGGGTATAACGACGACCTTATTATTGCTTTTGCTACATCTCTTTATGTTAGGGACACGGCTTTGAAGCTACGTCAACAAGGTATGGACTTAGCTAGAGCACAGTTATCTTCATTTTCCAGCCTAAATAATCGCCAGGCAGCAGTATATAATGTTGGAAATATGCAAAATAATCCGTATAATATAGATACTCCGCACGGTAAAGAGGATATCTCTTGGTTGTTCCGCTAGGACTATTTATATTTAAACTGCTTTTAAATGGCTGATACTTCCTTATTTAGTAGATTACAGAGATTGTTCTCTACCGACGTAGTAATTAGAAACGTCGGTGGCAATCAGCTCAAAGTAGCAGATGTCAACCACATTCAGAGTACAGGTCGATACGAGACTAACTCTCTTGTTGACCGCTTCTCAAGACTCTACATCTACAATAATAAAAATATTTTTAACCCAAACCTTAACTACCAAACGTTAAGGATTCAGCTTTACTCAGACTACGAAGCTATGGATTCAGATCCAATTATTGCTTCAGCCCTTGACATCCTAGCAGATGAGGCTTGTTTGAGAAACGATATGGGGGATGTTCTCACGGTTAAGACCTCTGATGAGAATATCAAAAAGATTCTAAACAACTTATTCTACGATGTACTTAATATCGAGTTCAATCTTTGGTCATGGACTCGCAATATGTGTAAGTATGGTGATTTCTTCCTTAAGTTAGAGATCGCAGAACAGTTCGGTGTTTACAACGTCTTACCTTATACTGTCTATAGTATGGTAAGACACGAGAGTCAGGATCCTAACGCTCCTGCTAAAGTAACATTCACCATCGATCCAGACGGAATCGCTTCATCTACCGATCCAAACTACATTCCTAGACATAAGGACAAAATTATTCAACTAGATAACTACGAGGTAGCACACTTCCGTCTTCTTTCCGATACTAATTACCTTCCTTACGGCCGTTCTTACTTAGAGCCAGCCAGAAAGGTATTCAAGCAGTTAATCCTTATGGAAGATGCGATGTTAATCCACCGTATCATGAGAGCTCCTGAGAAGAGAACTTTCTACATCAACGTTGGTAACGTACCACCTAACGAGGTTGAGCAGTTCATGCAGAAGACCATCAACAACATGAAGAAGACCCCTTATGTTGACCCTCAGACCGGTCAATATAACCTACGCTTTAACATGCAGAACATGATCGAGGATTTCTACATCCCAGTTCGTGGAGGAGATACTGCAACTAGAATCGATACTACTAAGGGTCTTGATTACGATGGTACAAACGATATCGCTTACCTAAGAGATAAGATGTTTGCCGCTCTTAAAGTGCCAAAAGCATACTTTGGTTACGAAGGAGACCTGCAGGGTAAAGCAACACTAGCTGCCGAAGATATTCGCTTTGCTAGAACAGTTGAGAGAATCCAGCGCATCATCGAATCAGAGCTTACTAAGATTGCTCTTATACACTTATACACCCAGGGCTACAAAGGAGAAAGCTTAACAAACTTCGAGCTTAAATTAACTACTCCTTCTATCATTTACGAACAGGAGAAAGTAGCTCTACTTAAGGAGAAGATCGATCTAGCAAATCAGATGATGGACAGTAAGTTATTCTCTTCTGATTATATCTACGAAAACATATTTAACCTATCTGAAGATCAGTACAATGAAATGCGTGATCTTATCAGAGAGGACAGTAAAAGAACCTTCCGTCAAACTCAAATTGAGAACGAAGGAAACGATCCAGCCAAGTCTGGTATATCTTACGGAACTCCTCACGACCTTGCTTCGATGTACGGCCGTCGCGGATCAGAGACTTCTAAAGTACCTGTAGGGTATGATGAACTGGTAGGAGAACCTAACCTAGAAGGTCGTCCAAGAGAACATATGTCTATCTACGGAACTCAAAATGACCCGCTAGGAAGGGACAGACTTGGACAACATGATATGAAAGGAGGCTATGAATCCCAGAACGATAAACTGAAGGAAAGTAGTCTCGCTACTAAGTCCGTGTTCTATCAAAATCAACATCTATTCAAAGAGCCTAAAAAGCTAATTTTTGAAGAAGAGCGTACTGCTGAAACTAGTACTTTACTAGATGAAAGCAATATTAAGGATTTAGATAAGTAACATATATTTATATTAGTAGAATTACATACTCATGAAAATTAAGCATTCAAAGTATAAAAACACCGGCCTTATTTTTGAGCTATTGGTGAAGCAGATCGCTGCCGATACTCTATCCAGGAAAGATTCCCCGGCGGTGAAGATCATGAAGAAGTTCTACACTGGCAAAACATCGCTAGTAAGAGAATTTAAACTATACGAATACATCTTAAAGAACAAAGGAGTATCTCAGCCTAAAGCTGAAACTATTGTTTCTACCATTATTGAAATTTCAAATAAATTAGATAGAACTGCCATCAAAAAGCAGAAATACGATCTAATCGCTGAAATTAAAAAGGACTATGATTTAGAGGAGTTCTTCTCAATGAAGGTTAGAGATTATAAAGCATTAGCTGCTATGTACTGCCTTATGGAGGCTCAAAATGCCGAAGATCTATCAGATCCTCAATCTTTAGTAGACAATAAAATTACTATTTTAGAGCATTTAACAGCTAAAAAGCAAAACGAGACGGATGTTAAAGATGCTTTAGTAGAAGAGTATTCAAAGTACGATAAGGATTTAAGACTCCTTACCTACAAGATCTTACTTGAGAAGTTTAACGGTGAGTACGAAAACTTCCTACCTGAACAGAAAGCCATTTTAAGAGAGTTTATCACAGCTTCAGAATCTCAGGTTAAGTTAAGAAATATGATCAACGAAGAGTTAGAGAAAATTGCTAACGAAGTTGAATCATTTAAGAATAAAGTACAGGACGGAGTAGCAAAAATTAAGCTTGACGAAGTTCATAAGCTAATCAAGCCCTTAGATAAAAAGACTCGTATCGACGACAACCACATTGTTAATTTGTTACAATATTACGAATTAGTAAATGAGTTAAAGTCCCTATGAAAAAGAGCGAATTCATCGACCTACTAAAAGAGCTTATCACAAATGAGCTTAACGAGATGAATGTAACAGGAGCTATCGGTGCATACCAAACTCCCTTCGCTTTTTCTAAAGGTAAAAAAGACAACAGAGCTGTCAAGACAATGAAAGGCTTTGGTTACAGTAAAGTTGAAAGACCAAAGAGACCATCCAGCACAAAACTAGTAGACTACAGACAATGAGAACACTACAAGAAAAATATAATGCAGTTTTAGAGGGCACATTCTCTAAAGAGCAATTCAGAAGAGATGCTGTGATGCAGCTTCCTAACCTTGTTTCTAAGTTTAACAGCTTTGAAGACATGACTACTAT